GTCAAATTTTAAGAATTTAATTTTGACCAAGAAAGGAGAACGTATTGCTCAACCAAGATTGGGATGTGACCTCTGGAGAGTTTTGTTTGACCCAAGTACAGAAGATTTATTGACCGAAGCACGTTTGGCGGTCGCAGAAGCTATTGACAGATGGTTACCGTATTTAGAACTTACTGATTTTCAAATTACGCAAAATAGTGATGAGAATATAATCAACATCACATGTACATATAAATTTAGAAATAACCCAAATGTCACCGACACCGTGACCATTTCTACACGGGGAGTATGAGATGTCCAGTAACCAAAGAATCAATTTACAACCTCGACCAAACGTTAAGCAGATTAACTATCTTTCTAAGACATTTGGAGATTTTAGACAGAATTTAATTGAGTTTGCGAAGTCGTACTATCCAAACACATATTCAGACTTTAACGAAACTTCTCCAGGTATGATGTTCATCGAAATGGCATCATATCTTGGTGATGTCTTATCATTCTATATTGATAATCAATTCAAGGAAAATCTCTTAGCTTACGCCGAACAAGAAGAGAATGTTGTTACTATCGCTCAATTTTTAGGATACAAGCCAAAGTTAATTTCACCCGCAACGGCAACTGCGAAACTATACCAACTAGCACCAGCAGTTTTAAGTAATGGTGTGTACGTCCCAGATACTAAATACTTGGTCAAGGTTGGAGCAGGAAGTAGATTTACGACAGCAGGACAAAATGTCATCCAATTCAGACTACTTGAAGATGTAGATTTCTCGGACATCACCGCAGAAAACTATATTATTAATTCATTCTCCGGTGGTAATCCATCGACTTTTATCGTCACCAAAGAAGCACGTCTTATTGCGGCTGTAGAAAAGACAACAACATTTACATTTGGAAGTGCGGAACAATTTACTTCCGTTCTTCTCCCAGATGAACAAATTATTGGAATCTCAAATATCGTAGATTCTGATGGAAACAAGTGGTATGAAGTTGATTATCTAGCACAAGATGTTATTTTAGATGACCTTGACGTAACTACAAACGGAGAAATTGGTAATCTTCCATCTTCTAAGTTAAGATTACGTAAAGTACCAAGACGATTTGTTACACGAATCAACAGAGAACTTCGTATGGAGTTGTTATTTGGTTCGGGCGTTGATAACACCGCTGAAACTAATTTAGTTCTGGATTCTCGTCAAATTGCAAACGCACAGTACGGTAACACGATTCAAAATATTCTAGGAAACACTGCACTTAATAATGTAAATTTCTTGAATAGTAATGCATACGGATTAGCACCAGCAAATACTACACTAACCGTAACATATTTGGTTGGGGGTGGTGTAGAAACCAATACACCATCAAATACTATTGTTAACGTGGGTAATCTAATCACACTGAACGACACCACAGCGTACACGGCAGCAGAATTACTAGCGTTTAATGCAGCAGTCCAAAGTATGACAATTAACAATGACTTACCTGCAACTGGTGGCGGAGCCGGAGAATCCGTAGATGAAATTCGTCAAAACGCACTTGGATTCTTTAATGCACAGAACAGAGTGGTTACCGCTGATGATTACACAATCCGTGCATACTCACTTCCTTCCAAGTTTGGTCGGGTGTCCAAGGCATACGCAGTACGTGACGAACAAATTAATCAAATATTAGCAACAAATGACATCAACTACGTCAATAATCCAGTCCGACCAAACGCAATTAATTTATATACATTAGGATATGATAAAGACGGTAAGTTAGCTACACTAAACACTGTAACAAAAGAAAATCTAGCAAGATACTTGGAACAATACAGACTGTTGACAGACGATGTTAATATTCTTGATGCATTCATCATTAATATCGGTGTACAATTTGATATCTCGGTGTTTCGTAACTATAATTTAAACGATGTACTTTCTCGTGCTATCGGAACAGTACAAGATTTCTTCAATATTGAAACGTGGAATATCGGTCAACCTATTATTTTAGCAGATTTAACCTACGCTATTGGTATGGTGGATGGCGTTCAAAACGTTCGTGATGTTCGTATTTTTAACAAGTATCAATTTAAGGATGGTACAAACTATCAAAACTATCGTTATTCAATTAGTGATGCAACGATTGATGGGGTTATTTACCCAAGTCTCGACCCAAGTATCTTTGAGTTGAAATATCCACAAACTGATATTATAGGAACTGCCTCACAATGAAAAAATTCTTAACAGCCAGTAAAGACACGACTCTTTACGAAGCATTTCCAACAATTAATGTTGGGTTGGATGAAATTCTTGAAATTGGTAAAGTTATCGATACAAACGTGGACTTTACCAGTTCAACCGTATATTCAACGGGGTCGGCTCGTACATTAATTTATTTTGATTTACCAACAACAGCTAGTGTATTTTCTGGGTCAAACTTCTATTTGAACTTGAAATTAGCTAATGCGGAAAATGTAAGAAGAAATCAAAGAATTATTATCTATCAAGTATCTCGGTCGTGGGATGAAGGTAGTGGATTTTTCTATCAAAATGAAGAAAATGTAAATGATGGAGCTACATGGAGACAAGCAAGCGGTAGTCTATCGTGGAGTATGTACGGTGGCGATTTCTTAACGGGAGCTACTACACAAAGCATCACGCTTTCACAATATCCACTACAAGATATTAGAGTGGATGTTACCGATATTATCCGTCCACTAGTCAGTCAATCTTTACAATCGACATTCCGTGGATTAGCGCTACAATTTCCAATTTCAGATGAATTGGATGTAAACAATAAGGGAGTGTTGAAAATTTTCTCAACACAAACGCATACCATTTATCAACCAACACTTGAAATCACTTGGAATGACCAACTCTTCTCAACAGGCAGTTTACAAGCAATTCCATCTACGTTGAATGTTAAAATTATTCCATCAAATTTAAAACAAACATATACACAAGGTGATGTTACGAGAGTTAGTTTAGTAGTACGTGATGAATATCCATTAAAGTCATTTGATTCTACACTAAGATATAAGAACAAGTATTATTTACCAACATCTTCTTATTACTCCATCGTAGACGTAGAAAGTAACACCACAGTAATGCAATTTGATGACTCTACTAGAATTAACGCAGATAGTAGTGGGTCATATGTAGTACTGGACACAACACCACTATATCCAGGTAGATTCTATACATTAAAGTTAAAAGTAGCAAGTGGTAGTTATTCACGTGTATTTAATACTGATACAGTTTTCCAAATTGATTTATGATTCCTATTTTAGTGAGCGGGTCAAATCCTGATAGTGGTAGTATTATCAATAAAGAAACGATTGATGTTTCGTTTACTTTAACTGATGTTACTGCTTCATCTGCTAATAGTGGGTCGATGAACGGAATGAGTTACACATCGTCAATCAAATCTAACTACACCGCAACAGGACAAATCGTTGTCATTCCACGTGACCCGGATAACATTGAAGATGGATATGTGTATTATACTCCAATCTATACTGAAAAAGTTAACTATGAAGTCTGGAAGCAACGAGTAAATAAAACTTTTCAAGAGTTAAGCTGATGGCAAATCAAGAAAACTATAAAAGCAATTTACAAACATTAAGTGAACAGTATAACAAATACACTGTTTCACGTATTGTTGCTACAACCAAGGATAATTTGTTGGAAATGGAAGTACCAGCAAACTTTCCGCAAGAAATTACTAAAGCAAACATTGAAATTAATCTATACAGTCTATCAGATAATTCTTTAATTTTCTCTGATTTTATTTCGAATAGTATTACAGGAGCAGTTACGTTACAACCATTACAATACAGTAATGATGGAATGATTAGAAATTTACTTTTTATTGACTTCTCAAAAGTAAGCGATTTACTTGTTCCAATTGGTCAATACGCGGTTTCACTTAATTTCTTTGAAAATGAAATTGGGTCGTATGACAACCCCTCACTCAGTATTTCTACTATTTCGCCTTCACGCACTGAAGTAGAATTATTAGGTACAGACATTAGTGAACTAAATCAGTTTGCTTTACCATCATTAAATTCTGTTTGGGTAAAAGATGCCTTGAAGCAGGTATTTAATCAAACGGGAAGTAATGTACGTATTCCGACAGATAATACAGTATTAACTACTGGTTCCATTGGTCAGCAAATGCCACAATTTGTCGCTACATCTATTGAACAATATAATTTTGACGGGGTGTACACTATAGCACAGTCTATATTAGATGGTGCGTATCTTGCCGCTACAACAGAAGTGGATAGTTTATTAGCTAATAATACAACCAGATTTACCAACGCAACTTTGGCAACTATTATCAGTAGTTCATTAGTAGCAGAATATAAAAAATATTTAGATACCAACACAACAACAGTTGGTCAGTTACCATATGACTTAGTGGTAGGAGACTGATTATGGCAATTACACCAACGGATGTAATTAGAGCATTTAGTATAGTTTCGGGGTCAACAAATCTATTAAATAATAACTTGACTGTTACTTATATTAAAAATAGTAATGCGATTCCAGCGGATATGCCAATGACCGTCGCTAACGCTTCCACTGATTTTTATATTAAAGTTTCTCCTGTACCATCAACATCTGTACTTGAAGTATATCGGTCTGGTAGTACAACATTAGTGAATACTAGCACTCCATTGATTATCCCACCAACTAGCTCAAGAGAATTAGTGGTTCGATTAAGTACGACGCTAGAAAACTTTGAAGTACAAACACGACCAGAATCGATTACATTTAATTTGGTCGCAATGGTTCCATCAAGTGCTAGTACTAATAGTAACACAACAGCTTCGGGTACAACAAGTAATAGTGGGGGTGGTGGTGCCTCACAAAGTGATTCAACGTCATCGGAAACTTCTTCTCAATTTTAAGAGATAATACATGAGTAAGATACGCGTAACTTGGCAAAATCCAGATTTCTTACAAAAGACCTATAATAAAGGTAAAGATGGGTTAGGTAAGGAATATACATCGGACCAATATCAAATCACCTTCACAGCAGATGAATTAAATCGTTTGTTGGGAGAATTTGACACCAAAATAGCAAATTGGAGTGCATTTGATGGTAATGCTATTTCAAACTTTTTTAAAGAGAGCGGTGAAAGTTTAAGTGGCGCGATGGTTCGTCAATTAAAACGTGAACTAAACAGAATCTTGTTTAAGAATACGCTTACTAATGTTTACACGTATTTTCCATTTAGTGATAAGCTTGCAACTTCGCAGTCTAAAACAAATGTAATGAAGTATATGTTAGATATCCTACAATCATATCGGGATATCACACAACGAATTTTAAATGTAGAGAGTGGATTAGCTGAGTACACCGACTCAACACCTGCTACGGGAGAAAAATTACCAACACTGGTCGAGGTTCCAGAATCAAAGACACAAGTAACGGTAGGTGTAACTTTGGTTATCACTAAGTTACAAGTACCTCTATTGGAATCATTAATTAAGGCAGTTAATACTTCTATTACAACCAAAGCATCAACATTTTTTGATGATACCCGTGAACTTAAAACATTATTAAATCTTGGAAATGACCGTCAAATAGTTGTTCAAGCGTGGAGAAAGTCTCCATCTAATCCAAGTGCAATTCAACTTAAGTTACTATCTGCATTAGACACTAATGTAGCATTGTACGATGTAGCATTTATTAGTCGTGAACTTGCAAAAACAGTCATCGACACTATTGAATTTGACTTAGGACCAGAAGCTGATACCACGCCGTATCTTCGCCCGATGAACACGGATGTTTCCAAGTATATTTCTAATAAGCGTTCATTGAATGAAATGACAATGGAAACATTGGGTATTGCTACGGGGTCCGCTGGAGTAATTATTAGTGGTTCACAGTTATCGTTTGATGATAAGGCATTCCGTAGATGGTTTACTAGTGATTTTAATTCATCAGAACTGAATATAGACTTTACTGACTACAATAACTTCGTGTATTATGGGTCAGCATACAGTAGACTTCTTTCTTTCAAACAAAAGTTATTAAAAATTGAAGAATTGACTTCGGCTAGTATTTCCGCTAGTGTGTCCAGTAGTACTATCGGTCAATCACTAAAAGCTGTTGAAAAAGAAAATATCATCAGAAATTTTGACGGATATGAACAATTCCTCTATTTTGCAACGGAATCGTTCGTATATACAGCAAGTGCATACTACAATACTTCTGGTGTAGAATATCACGCTACTGCTTCTTGGCCGAAAATGTCAGATGGAACGCCGTGGAGTGCTAATAGTGTTACTGCAT